CTGGTAGCCAAAAACATTGTTTAAGGTATTAATAAACCAGTCAGCAGGCTGAGACAAGCCAGAGCGCTTTTCTTTTCGGGGCTGCCAAAACTTTAAATTCATTGGGCGCAAATTACAACCGAAGTAAAAAAACTACAAGGCACACACGACAAGCGCTGGCTAGTCGAGAATGAAATGAAAGTTTTGCCAATGGACGAACTGCCTGAGGCGCCTAAGAGTTTTAACGCGGCTACTACTAAAATTTGGAACGGCGTGTGTATTGAACTAAAACGCAACGGATTGCTTGCCAGTTGTGACTTAGAACTTTTGCAAGGCTACTGCATTTTGTTAAACCAATTTGTTGAGGCCACCGTAATGGTTAAAAAAGAAGGGCTGGTAACTGTAAGCCGTCACGGCGAGCAAGTTGTTAACCCTTGGTACCGCGTGCAGTGTGACAGCCTTAAGCAGGCAACCCAGTTAGGCCAACTCTTTGGAATTACGCCAAGCGCTCGCAGCAGAATTAGCGCAGCGGTTACAAAGCCAGTAAGTAAATTAGACTCACTTAAAAAACCAAAAACAGCATGAGCAAAAAAGTAATTACAAAGGCAGTACATACAAAAGCCTTTGAAACGACCACAGTAAAAATGCAAGCAGAACCAATTTACACCGTGCAGCCATTGGGCCAGCGCTTTGTAGTTTGCATTGATGGCGTGCCCTGCAATAAGCAAGGACAGCAAGCCGAAGACATTGGGCAGGTGTTTACATACCGAAACGAAAAACTAGCGTTTGAGTCCTTGGCATATTTTAGGCGGTGCAAATTGTAAGCGACTACATAAAGAAAATTAATAGCGGCGAAGTTGCTGCCTGCGCTCATGTTAAGAACGCGGTGGCTCGTTATGAGCAGGACCGTGCAAACGGATGGCGCTTCAGTGACGAACTAGCTGAGCATGCCCTAAACTTTATAGAGCAGCTAGTGCATACGACTGGCGACTATGCAGGGCGTAACTTTACGCTAGAGCCTTGGCAGGCGTTTATTGTTTATAACCTATTTGGGTTTCTAAACGAGGACGGCAGCCGTCGCTTCACTCGCGCATATGTAGAGGTCCCGCGTAAAAATGGCAAGTCTACTTTTTCCAGCGCCGTTATGCTTTATGGACTTATTGCAGACGACGAGCCAGCAGCTCAAGTTTACAGCGCGGCCACAAAGTTAGACCAAGCCATGATGGTCTTTGGGGAGTCGGTGCGAGTGTGCCAGAATTTGCCATGGCTAAACGAAGAGTTAACTGTTAACAATTCTGTAAACAATAGGCGCATATTATACGGCCAAAGTTTATATAAGCCACTGGAGTGGAACCCAAACAAGCAGGACGGACTTAATACACATTTTGCCTGCATTGACGAATACCACGCGCACCCGAATGACGAGCTGTATAATGTTATTCGCAACTCTATGGGGGCAAGGCGCCAGCCGCTTCTTTTCACAATTACCACAGCAGGCTTTAACCGAGAAGCGCCATGCTATAAGCACCGCCAGTATTGTGCCAATGTTTTAAACGGGGCAATTAAGGACGACGCGCTATTCTCTGTTATATACACCTTAGACGAAGGCGACGACTGGACCGACCCAGCAGTATGGGCAAAGGCAAACCCAAACTGGGGAGTAAGCGTCTACCCTAGGCAATTAGAGCAGGCACTAACTGAGGCCAAGGAGTTTGTGCATAAGGAGGTTGAGTTTAAAACAAAGTTATTGAATGTTTGGACCGACACGGCCCAGACTTGGATTAGTGACAGTCTCTGGAAGGCATGCGACGGCGACGACGAACTAGAGGGAGAGGTTTGCTATGGTGGCTTAGACTTAGCAAGCACGGGCGACTTTTGCGCATTCTCGTTATACTTTCCAAGCCTGCACGCTGTTAGAACTTGGTACTGGCTACCGAGTGAAACCGCCTTTAAGCGTAAGGACGCTGCGGGCGCTTCTATTCGCCAATGGGCAGCCGAGGGCTTTATAGAATTAACGGAGGGCAATGTAACGGACTACGCTTTTATTAAGGCTCGCGTAATTGAACTGGCGCAGCGTTACGACATTAAAGACATAGCCTTCGACCGCTTTAACGCTTCGCAGTTAGTAATTGAGTTACAAAACGAGGGGCTGCAAATGTTCCCCTTTGGGCAGGGCTTTGTTAGTATGTCGGCACCGACTAAAGAACTAGAGCGCCTAGTTAAAGACAGAATGCTACGGCACGCTGGCAACCCAGTGACGCGGTGGATGATGGGCAATATATTGTTAACTCAGGACCCAGCGGGCAACATTAAAATAAACAAGGCCAAGAGCGGCGACAAAGTTGACGGGCCAGTGAGTATAGTTATGGCCTTGGGCACTTGCATGCAGGATGCTGCCAAAGAGCAAAATAGTGAATTTTGGTTTTTAAGTATATGAAATTTTTAGACGACTACATGCAGGAGTATTATAACAACCTCCCCAAGTACAAGACCTACGAGGACGCCTACAACGCAACAGAGGAAAAATATGTCAGCAAGTTTGGCGTTAAGCGTTACAAGTCCTATGATGTTTTCAGGGCAGCACTTTCTCGCTGGCTTGCACAAGGGCGTAACAAATGTTAACACAACAAATTTAACGCGGTTGTAATTTGCGCCCAATGAATTTAAAGTTTTGGCAGCCCCGCAAAGAGAAGCGCTCGAGTTTGTCGCAGCCTGCTGACTGGTTTGTAAATACCTTAAACAATGTTTTTGGCTACCAGACTAAAAGCGGCCAAGCAGTAAACGACCGCACGGCTTTAAGCATTGCCTCTGTGCATGCTTGCGTCAGGGTAATTGCAGACGGTATAGCGGGCCTCTCTTTGAAACTTTACAAAGACGACGGCATTAACCGCGACCAGATTATAATACATTACAGCACGGCATTAATTAACGAGCCTAACCCTTACCAAACTAAATACGACTTTACTAAGTACATGGTTAGCCACTTGGCGCTTAAGGGTAATGCTTACGCTTTTATTAACAGAGACGCTCGTTTTATTGGCGTAGAGTTGCACCCTATTGCCCCTGACTATGTAACGCCAGTAATGCAGGACGGGCAACTATTTTACAAAATAAACCTCAAGGGCTTCCCCTCTATTGTGCCTGCTACCGACATGCTTCATTTTAAAGGGCTTTGCGGCGATGACCCGCTTGTAGGTTTGTCGCCTATTGTCGTGCATGCTGAAACCTTGGGTATTGACTTGGCAGCAATTAGCCAAAGCGCTGGCGTTTATAAAAACGGCGTGCTTAAGTTTTTGCTAACTAGCGACGCGCAAATAAAGCCCGAGCAGGCAGTGCCTTTAAAGAAAAGTCTAGACGATGTTATAGACGGGGCCAGTCGCTCTACCGTATTGCCTAACGGCATTAAAATGGAAAAGCTGAGCCTAAGCCCAGAGGAAGCCCAATACTTAGAGACTCGCAAATTTAGCGCTGAGGAAATAGCCCGTATTTTTGGCGTGCCTGCTTCCATGATTGGGGCAGCGGGCGGCATTAAGTCTAGCGTGGAACAAGAGTACCAAGACTTCTACGCTCGCACCTTGGCAAGTTATGCTATTAACATAGAGCAGGAACTGGCCCGCAAGTTGTTAACCGAAAGCGACAAGTTAACCTATTATTTCAAATTTAACTTTAACTCACTTTTGAGAGCTTCCGCCAACGAGCGCGCAGACTACTATAACAAAGGCATCCGCGGCGGCTGGCTCTCGAGAAACGAGGCGCGAATGTTTGAGGACGCTAACGGCTTCGACGGCGGCGACGAGTATTTAATCGAAAGCAACCTAATGCCAAGCAGCCAGATTAACGCCTACATGGACGCCAAAATAGCGCAGCTCATGAGCACCGCAGACAAAAACAATAACCCAGACGGAGTTAATAACACCGAAGTATTATAATGAAACAAGAGCGCAGAACATTTACGGGCACCGTCATAGCGAGAAGCGAAGGCGAAAACATGCCTAAAGAAATTGGCGGCATTGCTGCCGTTATTAACTCAGTTACTGACCTCGGTTATTTTGAGGAGGTTATAGAGCGCGGCGCGTTTGACTATGCCCTAAGCAAAGACTATGACATTCGCTGTTTATTTAACCACGAAGCCGAGCTAATTCTGGGCCGTACTTTGTCAGGCACTTGCAATGTATTTGTAAACGCCGACGGAAATTTGGAATATACTTGGGTCCCTGACTACGAGAACCCTACGCACATGTCAGTAGTTAGAAGCATTATGCGCGGCGACATTACCCAGAGCAGTTTTGCTTTTACAATTAAGGAGCAAAAGTGGAGCGACTCTACTAAATACGGCACAATGGGCAAACGCACTATTACAGTTATAGAGGACCTCTACGATGTTAGTCCCGTTACTTACCCAGCCTACGCTGACACCGAGGCCGACGCCCGTAGCATTGTTGCAATGAGAGACGAAGAGCGCGAAATAGAAAACGCCAAGCAAAGCCAAGCGGCTGCCGACATTTTAAAACTTGCGCTATTGCGTTACGAAAATTTATAAAACAAAACAAAAAAATTATGAATAAAATTAAAGCATTGAAAGAAGAGCGTGGACGCTTGCTCGGCGAGTTGTCTACCTTGCAAACCACCATCGAGAAGGAAGCCCGCTCTATGGCTGACAGTGAAACAAACCGCTTGGCCGAAATTGAAGCCCGTTTGGGTGCTATTAAGGCTGAGGTTGAAACCTTGGAAAAGTTGCAAAACTTGGCCGCTCAGGCTGCTGGTCATGCCGCTAGCCGCAGCGAAGAGAAGGAAAAAGAAAACATGAAAGAGACCTACTCTTTTAAGCGTGCAATGGAAATGGCTATTACTGGCCGCCGCGAAGGTGTAGAGGCTGAATTCAACTCTATGGCTGCTGCTGAGTTCCAGCGCTCAGGTGTTTCTGTTTCTGCTCACTCTATGAAAGTACCTAGCGAAGTTTTTAAACGCGACATGAGCGTAACTGGCGGTACTTCAGGTTCTGAGGGTGGCGTGAATGTTCAAACTTCTGTTGGTTCAATCATCGATGTATTGTTGCCTAAAACTGTTTTGCGCGGTTTGGGTGTACAGCAGTTGTCTGGCTTGGTGGGTAACTTGGACATGCCAACCGCTAGCACTGTGCCTTCTGCTGGCTGGAATACTGAGAACGGTTCTGCTACTGAAAAGAGCCCTGCCTTCTCTAAAATTACTTTTAGCCCTAAGCGTTTGGCCGCTTACATTCAAGTTTCAAACCAGTTGATGTTGCAATCTTCTAACAGCATTGACGCTTATGTAAGAAACTGGCTCCTTAATGCTATGGCTCAGTCTTTGGAAACTGCTGCTATTAAAGGCGGTGGTTCTAACGAGCCTACTGGTATTATTGCCAACTCTTCTGTAAATGTAACTTTTGCAGGTGGCGCTTCTTCTAATAGCACTAACGCTAACGGTATTGCCCCAGTTTGGGCCGATGTTGTTAACTTGATGAAGGCTGTTGAGAACGCTAACGGCGAGGGTGTTGCTTACTTGACTAACCCAAAAGTAAAAGCTGCTTTGCAAACTATTCCCCGCCAGTCTTCTGGTGTTGAAGGGAATTTCATTTGGCCTGCTGGTGGCTTCGACTTGAACGGCTACCCAGTGGCTACTTCAACTTTGGTACCTAGCAACTTGTCTAAAGGTTCTAGCAGCACTTTGTCTGCTATGATTTTTGGAGACTTCTCTAAAATGGCTATTGCCTCTTGGGGTGGTATGGAGTTGACAGTTGACCCTTACAGCGGCGCAACTGCTGGCTTGACCAATGTTGTATTGAATGCTTACTTGGATTGCAACTTGTTGCAGCCTACTGCCTTTGCAGTATGTAAGGACATTGTAGCCTAATAACTTGACTGCTCGGAGTCATTAAAGACCGAGTGCTGAGGGTGGCCTTGACTGCGCCGCCCTCGGGCTAATATGAAAATTAAATTTATTGCTAACCCTTCTGGGCAGTTTAACCTTTCCTATAACGCAGGCGAGGAGGTAATAATGGAAACTAAGCAGGCCATGCTTTTAATTGAGGCAGGCGTAGCAGTTGAAATTCCAGCGCTTACTTCTAGCAAGCCAGTAAAAAAGGGCAAGCCAGTTAACCCAGAAACCGAACTAGACGCCGAGTAAAATGTTTATTGCACGCCACTATACCGCCTACGCTAACGCCGCTACTGACTACATAACTTTAGCAGAAACTAAGCAGCACCTGCGAGTTACTAGCAGCGCAGACGACACCTATATAGGTGGGCTTATTGCTATGGCTGTGGAGGCTTGCAGTAATTACCTTGGCTATTCAATTCGTAAAGCGACGGCACGCTATGGCTTTGACGGCTTTACGGGCCAGCCTGCGCTAGTTAACCCGCTTAACGGAACCAATATACCAAGCGGCAACTACTTGCGTTTAAATACGCGCTGCTTGTCTGTAACAAATGTTTACTACATTAGTGACGCTAACGCAATTACAGCCTACGACCCGCAGGATTGGATTGCTAGCCCTGAGCCAATGGGACTATATAGCCGTAACATATTTATAGAAACTGCGCCGACATTGGTAACAGACGACGGGATTAAATACATAGTAGAAGTAACAGAGGGCTTTAACCCAGTTGGCACTACTAGCGTAGACCCTGACACCATTTTCCCAATGACAATAAAGCACGCTGCCCTTTTGTTAATTGCTCAGTATTACGACAATAGGCAGGCTATTGTTACTGGAACTATACAGAGCCCGTTAGAGTTTGGATTTCATTACTTGTTGGACCCTTATAAAATCCAAGTGTTAATCTAATGAATGCAGGGGCTATGGATGTCTTAGTAAGCCTACAAAGCTACACCGAGACAATAGACACCAACACGGGCGAGAAGTTGCAGACTTGGACCGAATACGCAACCGCATGGGCGCAGCGTGTAGAAGCTGAGGCTGGCACTGAGAATGTAAACGCGGACCGCAGAGAGCATAAGCAAATAGTAAATTACACCATTCGTTACAATGGCAGCGTAAGCGTGAAGCACAGAGTAGTAGAGGACGGCATAGCCCATAACATTGTTAACATAGCAAATTTACAGCGCAACCTATATTTGAAATTACAAACCGAAGTTACACTGTAATGGCTAGCGACAAAAACATAGAGGGCATGGGCGAAGTAATTAACGCGCTGGAGGCTATTGGTGTAGACATCAAAAGCCCCAAGTTGCAGAAGTTGCTGCGCAAAAGTGCCGAGCCAATTATAGCAACGGCTAAGAGTTTAGTACCAGTTAACACTGGCGACCTACGCGACTCTATTGGTTTTATTACTAGCAAGGACAGCACAAACCTAGACAAGGCGCTAATAGGCTTGCGCAAAGAATACTACAACAACTACCTTGGCGTTATGTTTGAATACGGCACAGCGCCCCGCATCCAGTCAAACGGACGCTATACGGGAAGCCTAGCGCCTCGCCCATTCATGAGACCAGCCCTAGACAGAAACGCGTCTAATGTAACAGACGAAGTAATTAAAGGCGTAGACAAAATGCTGCGCGACTTAGCAAAGAAAAATAACTTAATATATAAATAACCATGGCAACTACTGGACCAGTAAACGGCACGCTCATTAGCATCTATAAGGATGTTAGCGGCACATTGACTAAAATCGCTAACGCGACTTCTCACAGCATCGACATCTCTAAGGACATGATTGATGTTACCAACAAAGACAGCGCAGGCGCTAAAGAATTTATTGCGGGCGAGTATGGCTACACTTTGAATGTAGAGGGAATTTTTGAAGAGGACGCAAGCGTAAGCACTAGCGGGCAGTCTTTTAAAGACCTTTTGACAGACTTGTTGGCTGGCACTTCTGTAACTGTTGTAATGACTACTAACAGCACTGGAGACCAAAAACTGACTGGCGCTGCATTCTTTAGCAGCTTGTCATTGAGCGCACCCAATAACGACAAAGCTACTTTTACTGGTACCTTGCAAGGCACTGGCGCTTTGACTGTTGGAACAGTTGCTTAATTCTTTACTATATTTGTGCCCATGAGCACAGAAATTAAAATCGGGGGTGCTAGTCACCCCCTTTTGTTTAACATGAACAGCCTTAAAAATGTTATGCAGTTGGCTGGCATGGAAAACTTTGCAGACTTAAACATGCAAAAGGACTTAGCCAAGTCTATGGACTTTGCACTAGCCTGCGCATTCTACGGCATTCTAGAAGGCTACGAAGTCAAGGGCGAAAAAACACCGTTTAAAACAGTTGACAAATTAGGCGCCGCTATTCGGAAATTTTCCGAGTTAGCCCCTGCACTTGACGCTTTTACTGCTGCGGTTACTGACTTCTTTTCCAGCGACGAGCCAGAGGGAAAGTAACAGCCAAGGGCGACAGCGCCCCGCTTACTTGGCGCAAAATAGAGCGCATTAGTTATGGAGAACTTGGGCTAAGTGAGTCCGAGTTCTGGAAATGCACGCCGCGTTTTTGGCGGTTAAAACTTGAGGGCATGCGGTCCGCGCAGACTCAAGAGTATAGAAACCAATGGGAAATAATGCGCTGGGCGGTTGCTACTTCTATGGCGCCTCACTTGAAAAAACCAATAGAGCCCAAACGCTTGTTAACTTTTCCTTGGGAAGAGCCCGAGTTTTTGTCTATACACGAAGCGCTTAAACTATATTCGCATGTCTTTGACAAGTTAACCCCAGACGCCAAAGCATGAGCGCCCCTATAAAAATAGCCTACAACATACTTAGCAACTACTCGGGGCTTACTGCTCTAGTTAGTACACGCTTAAACCCTTTGCGCATTCCGCAAGAGAGCGCATTCCCAGCCATTAGTTACAACCTTGTTAGCGTAATTGCCAGCCCTACGAATACAAGCCACAGCCGCACAGACTTTGCACGCGTGCAGGTTAATTCTTTTGGCACTACATTCGCAAGCGCTACGGCAGTCGCTGAGCAAGTTAGGGCGGCGTTTGAGGCTGCGACATTGCCAGCAACTTTTAACGGCGTTAAATGCCAAGCAATAGAGTTAGACAGCGAAGTACAGTTAACAGACGACGAGGCGGCATTCGCTGGAGTTTACCAAGTTTCTCAAGACTTTATAATTAATTACATTAGGTAATGGCACGCTCGTTAAACATTGTTATAGGTGCAGACATAGAGAAGCTGCGCAAAGGTTTGCAGGAAGCCATTGTGGCTATTCAGTCCAGCGGCTCTAAAATGAGCGCAGAAACTGCAAAGGCTGCAACTGAAATAGAAAAGAAACTGGCTGCAATTTCAACCAAGAACCCCACGGCTGGAACTGTTAGGCAGTTAACTAACTTGGCTATGGAGGCCAGAGCCTTAGGCCCTGAGTTTCAAAATGTAGCTAATGACATTATAAGGCAAGCGGGTAAAATTAAGGACAGCATAGGCGACGCTCGCGCTGAGGTTTCATACTTTGCCAGTGACACTAGAAGACTGGACGCTGCAATAGGTACAGTGCAAGCAGTTGCTGGGGCCTATTCAGTTGTAGAAGGGGCTACTGCTTTATTAGGCGTAGAGAGTGAGAACTTGCAAAAAACCATGGTTAAACTACAAGCTGTAATGGCGGTAGTAACTGGCTTGCAGGAAATTCAAACCTTGCTACAAGAGGAGAGCGCAGCCATGCAGGGCTTACTTGCTTTGCGAACTACGGTGCTAACAGCAGCGCAAACCGCTTACGCTAGTGCAGTAGGTACAGCCACGGGAGTACAAAGGGCGTTTAATTTAGCCATGGCCGCGGCGCCTTGGGCATTAGCAGCCACAGCATTGGCCGCCATTGTTATAGCGGTAGGCAATTACCAAGAGCGAATAAAGAAAGCCGCAGAGCAGCAAAAGTTATTTAACGAAATAAACAGCGAAACGCAAAAGAATTTCGAGGAGGAAGTTAAGAGCGTTAGCGGTTTGTTGGCCGTAGTTAATAACCATAACGCCAGCATGCGCGAGCGTAAAAACGCACTGGCTGAAATACAGAAAATTTACCCAGACTTTTTAGCGAACCAAAGCCTAGACAAAGTAAGCAGCGAAGAGTTAAAAACTGCGACTAGTAATTTAACAAACGAAATTTATAAGCAAGCCAAAGCCAAGGCTGCGTTTGCCAAGTTGCAGGAACTCAGCGCCAAAATGCTGGAATACGAACTAGGAAAACAGCAGGCCCAACTTTCTACGCAAGCCGAAATAAATAGACTCTATGCCAGCGGGGCAAGTCCTGCGCAAGTGCAGAAGTTTATAGAAAGCCAAAAGAATGTAGGCACAATAGCAGAACAAAACGCGGCTAAAATTCAGTCGCAAATTGACGCTATTATAAACATGAGTAACGCGCAGGGCCTAAGCCTTACGCCAGTTACTAAAGCCACTACTGCAATTAAAGAACAGACTAAGGCGGTAGAAGGTTTAACAACAGCACAAACAAACCAAGCCGCTGCGCGTACATTAGGCGCTCCGCAGTTTGGCGCAGGCGCTCCAACTATTGAGGCCTTCGCCGCAGTTACTGGGCCAATGCAACAATATGCCCCAGTCCTAAAGCAAGCCACTGGCGAGCAGATTGCTATAATGAGCGACTACGAGCAGAGAATGACAGAGGCAGCGGGCGCTATTAATAACGCTTTTAACAGCATGACAGCCGAGGGAGTTGAGGCATTCGGCGACATGATTGGCGGAATACTGAGCGGGCAAATTACTAGCTTTGACGACTTTGGCAAAGCCTTGCTGGGTTCTGTTGCTAAGTTTATGCGGGCCTTTGGTACTGCATTGATTGCAACGGCTACCGCGTCGAAAGCCTTTAAAGAGTTTATTTTAAAGCGGCCCGAAATTGGTATTGCAGCAGGTATAGCATTGGTAGCAGGCTCGGCAGCTATTAGCGGCATGCTTAAGAAAGGGCCACAGCCTACGGCATTCGCTGAGGGTGGAATTGTTAGCGGTCCTACATTGGGCTTAGTTGGTGAATACCCTAACGCTAGAAATAACCCAGAGGTTATAGCACCTTTAGACAAACTTAAAGGCATGCTAAAAACTGGCGACAATAGCAGCGGCTTTGTGGCAAGCACTACCATAGCAGGCCGAGACTTGGCAATAGTATTAGAGCGTTATAATAAAGACAGCAAACGGGGTTAATGGCACGCAAGTATTATGGCTCGTTTTTGAGCATCGAAAATATAGAGTATAGAGTAGAACTCTGGGACGGGGCTACTGGCTCAAGTGCTAACAACTTTGCAAGCCGCTACGCTACCAGAGTAACAGCAGCAGGGGGCTACCAAGAGGGCGAAAATTGTTTACTAGAAAAGTTACTAGAACTAGAGGACGCCACAGAATTAACCCTAGCAGGCGACGGCTTTACTATTGAGCGCCAAGGTCAGGGTAATACTTATTACGAAAACTTTTGTAGGCCTAGTAGAATTTCGACTAACTGGGTAATGCCTAGCGACACGGTGCGAAATGCTTTTATAGCTATTGCCAACAGTCAGGAGAACCGCTACGCTATTGTCGTTTATAGAGCAGACGCGCTTTACTATGTAGGCCGAGTGGTTGCAGACCAAGCCGACTACCTACGCGAAAGCATTAACGGGGCGCCAGTGTTTGACTTGGTGGCTGTTGACTCGTTAAACTTGTTAGAGGGTTTCTTTGTAAGCCCTGACTGGTTTACTGACTCATTGGCTACGGGCTTAGACATAGTGCGTAAGTCTTTGGAACTTTGCGGACTTGACGACTACTGGACCGCCTTAGGCGAAAATACCTATATACGCGACGGCGTTACAATGTATGACACGGCGCAGGCAAGTTACAAAGGGCTGGCTAACACTAAGTTTAACCTGCTTAGCTTTTACAATAGCTTTGACCCTTTCGCGGATGTTCAATTTATTGACACTACCGACCCCTTCGAGGCTGGCACAAATATAGACTTGCTAACTTGCAAGCAGGCCATAGAGCAAGTGCTAAGCATTTACGGCAGTCGCATTACTTTAGAGAGCGGGGCGTTTTGGATTTTACCAGACGACGCCTATAACGCTACTAACTTAACTACTAGAATTTACAACGCTGCGGGTACCTACCAAAGCAACGGCAGCACAGCCCACGCTGTTAGCCTTGCTGCTAATGTAAGGCCACAGTGGGAAGCCAAGCCGACACTAACATACCAGCCACCAGTTAGGGCCGTGGATGTTATAGAGGAGAGACAAAACGCTATATTTGTTTTAAGGACCGAGCCAGACAATAACAGTATTGAGTTGTCAATAGTTGACAAGACATTACAAGCCAGCAAGCCTACACGGGTGCGCATGCTGTGCAAATGGTTTGACGACTCTTTTGTAGCATTAAGCGCAAGCAGTGCCAAGCGTTACCAGCGTTACTTATTCTATTACCGCATTTATGTTAAAAACTCTGGCGGCACTACTTCACAATACAGCCCAATTACAAACGCTTATAATACAGTAGCTACGCCCGTTTGGCAGACTCAGGAGTTAACAGTTACTAACGCGCGTAATAGTTGGAATACTCATGTATTAGACTTCGTAATGCCAGAAGTTCCTGCTGGCTATACGCGTTTATTTGTTGACTATTACATAGAGGCTGAGCAAGGTTTCTTTGTAGCGCCTAACAACTGGGCCGCCAACACTACTAACCAGATTAACTTTTGGGGTACCATTACAGCAGCGCAGCCTTATGGCTCAATAGAAAACCCAGACTTTGCCCACACGACCAAGCAGACTGTAAGCGTAACGGGCGCTAGTGGCAACAGCCAACTTATAGAACTTGAGCCCGCTTACTATGACGACGAGGGCCTTTATGGCTTCGGCTCTATTTTTGTTTACAACGGCTCTACTTTTGTTTTAAGTTCTAACTGGTTCAGCGGTTATGCTAGTGCAATAAGCGCGGACTTAGGCACAATTCTCGGCCGTCGTATTGGCGGCATGTATAATAAATTTGTGCCAGTTGTGCAGGGTACTTGGCACGACGCTGGAACTTTGAGCGCTATTAAGTCGCTTAACTTTGACTCTACTAAATGGCTGTTTAACGGGGGCACATTTTACCCACGCTCGGAAAGTTGGCAGGGCGAATGGCTAGGGCTTGCACCTGACTACACGCTAGCAACTGGCGGCGGGAGCGAAGAGTATAACCCTAGGACTGGAGAGCGGACCATACGCGAGCGACTAAATTACCATGAGTTTGCAATTACAAAACTTAACCTAGAAACTAGCGCTATACCAGACAGACTAGTAGAGCATTTAGTTAACTACTCGGACGGGGCACCGACTACACAGCCAACGCTTAACACGCGCTGGGAAGTAATGCTGGAATACAAAGACAGCACCGAGGTTTTAGACTGGCATATACAAGAGCATAACGCTAGCGTCACTTATGCAGTTGGAACCCACACAATTACTAACGGCTACGAGTTAATTATTTGTAATAGCACGGACGGCAATGTAACTATTAACTTACCGAATGCCACCGAGAGCAAGGGCAAAAAATACTATTTTAAAAAGACAGCGACTTCACATGTAGTAACTATTGACGGCGGCGCTTACAATATAGACGGGGCAACAGCTACAACTATTAACCAACTCTACGGCAGCAAAACGATTATAAGCGACGGGGCGCAGTGGTATATTATAGCCAGCGTTTAATTTGTTAACGAGTTGGCTTTAATGTGTTTGTAAATTGCAAGCATTATGGCACAAGCAAGCGCAGACATTATAGCAGGCTCGCAGGGGTTTAAATACCACGCGGCTGCAACCGTTACCAGTGTAAGTTACGACGCGGTAGTCCCAACTGAGGACACCGTTTTCACTTCATTCACAGTTACTCAAGAAAATGGCACCGCCACCAATGTGCTGAGCGCACGCGGAATGAGCGGTATTACTTTTCAGCAGGGGGCCTACTTGCCAGCAGGCAAGGGCAATAAAATTACTGGCTTTGTAATTAGCAGCGGCTCTGTAATCGGTTATTAAAAATGCTAGTAACTCAAAACCTCGGAATTGGCACGCGAGGGACAGCTTACAAAGGTCAGGGCTGGGCTCTGGTAAAGTTGTATAAAGCGCGTGTAACTGCAGACGGTGGCTATTACGAAGGCATTGGCTGCTTACTTCGAAAACTTAACAACTTATAAAAAATGAGCGACTTATTAAATCAGGCTAGTTTGGTAATGGTGCCCTCTGGCTATAAAGAGGACACGGTTTATAGTGTGGTGCCTAGCGACGGAAGCGGCGATTTGTCATTCACCCGTGCATCCAACGGAACGCGAGTAAATAGCGCGGGATTGGTGGAGGTTGTGCCGTGGAATTTGTTGCAGTATAGCGAGCAAATTGGCAATGGAATTGCGTGGCAAAGTTTAAATGGTATTTCAATTACTGCAAATGATGCGGTTGCGCCAAACGGAACAACAACGGCGGATAAATTAACAGACACCAGCGCAGGTTCTTCTATTGTTAGGCAATTTGATTACAACATTATTGCGGGGCAAACCTATACTTTTTCAGTTTATTTAAAAAAGGCAAGTGGTTCACCCGTTACACGATTAAGAATTGAACAAAATCAATCGCCATTTAATAATAGTTTTATTGATGTTACTCCCACCAATGAATGGGTGAGGTATAGCGTAACAAGAACATTAGAAGCGGGAATAACAGACATCAATTTTGGCATATTACCCGACATAAATGCAGACGATTCGGTCTACGCATGGGGCGCACAATTAAACATCGGAAGCACCGCAAAACCCTATTTCCCCACTACCGACCGATTAAATGTTCCACGCCTAACATACCAAAATGGCGGGGGCGGATGTCCGAGTTTGTTGTTGGAACCGCAGAGGACGAATTTGGCTTTATATTCAGAGGAATTTGGCAATGCTTATTGGACAAAAAATAGGTCAACAATAACGGCAAATTCCTCAGCAACTTTAGACCCAAGTGGCGCAAATGGAGCCGATAAAATTGTAGAAACCGCAACGACTCTCTATCACGGAATTGAAAGGGCTTTCGGCACATTGTCGGGCAATCATTGTTTAAGTGTTTTTGCAAAGGCAGCGGAGCGTAATTGGGTTTACCTTGAATTTTTTACTGGAGCGACTTCGTTTACATCGTTTTTTGATTTGTCAAGTGGTACGATTGGAACTAGTGCGGCTGGTAATAATGCAAAAATTGAAAACTACGGGAACGGATGGTATCGTTTGAGCATATCACGAGCAGCGGGTTCGGGTACTTCGTTTTTTGTCGCTGGACTTGCTACGGCTGACAATACCCCATCATATACTGGCAACGGCACAAGCGGAGCATATTTCTACGGAGCACAACTTGAAGCGGGGGCCTACCCCACCTCCTACATCCCCACCACATCATCAAGCGCAACAAGGGTGGCGGATGCTTGTTTCAAAGATGGGTTATCAGTTTTTGGAACAAATCAAGGGACATTTTTTGTGGATTCAATAGGCCCAAAATTCCAAACTGCCGCGCAATATTTATTTGATTTGAGCGATAATTCGGCGGGTAATCGTTTTGCATTGTATAGTGTAGCAAATAACGAATTATCATTGTACACGAATACTGGTAATAATTTTTCCGCCGATGTTTTTGCTCGGAATAAAATAGCAATTTCATGGAATGGAACAACTTGCAAATTGTATATGAATGGAACGCAAATGCTTAACATTAGTTGCCCGACATCAAACCCCACAAGTATAAATTTGAATAGTCGTTTTAACGATGTGGAATTTGGAGATTGTCAATTTAACGAAGTTGTTTGTTTCCCTACGGCATTAACAAACGCAGAACTTGCCTCACTTACAACAATTTAAGCAATGACAAAGACCTTCAACAAATTCGAGTTTTCCCCCGCCGAATGGGCAACCCTTCGCAAACTTATAGAACAAACCACAACCAACCCCGATGGAGGCGAAACAACCACCTACAAAGATTGCGCGGTTGTAGAGTTGGGATTTTTGCCAATTACGCCCGCGGTTATAGGGGAAGATTTCAAGGTTGTAACCCCCGCCGTTCTTTCCGAAAAGTGGGCGGTTGACATTTTGTTTTACACCGAACCACCCGCAGAGTTTACCCCGTTTGAGGTTTGGCCCGACCCGATGGGGATTCACACTTTCAGCGGGGATGACAGCCTATATTTAAAAGGCTACTGCGCCAAGTTTCCAGAGTCGGACTATTGCAAACTACCTGAGCCTATAACAAATGAAGCACTTTAATAATGACACTAGCGCGGCGATTGCTACGGCTATTAGCGGCTCTTCGGCCCTCATTACTTTTACTCAGGCTTGGCAGCCAGTTATTACTTTTGGCGTGGGTATTCTCGGTATTATTTCGGGGGTTCTGGCTGTGGTGTACTGGAGCAAAAAAATAAATAGGCTTAATGGCAAAGGCAAAAACTAGCGCAACGGCAACCTTTACGCCCAAGGCTAAAAAGAAACTGCGCAGGCATACTAAGCACATTAATAAGCATAAGTCATGCAAACCAAGCAGAGGCCAAGGCTAAAGTTTAAAAGTTACTTCGAGCCCACGCCTAAGCGCTTACGGGTTTTAGGTGACAGCATAGCCGCTGCCTCTTTGTTTGTTGCTGGTTTAAACATTGACCACCCTAAACTTATGTTGGCCTGCGGTATAGCGGGCGCTGTTGGTAAATTTGTTACTAACTTTTTTACAGATGAAACGCCTTAAAGACTTCGCGTTAGACTTGTTTCTACTGGCTTGCATAGCCTTTGCAGTTTATGCCCTTTTATTTGCCGTTAAAACGAATAGAAAGCAGCGAGAGCGCTATGTGTATGTAAATAGCATTTCAATGCAGCACGACACGCTAGAACGCGTTAAACTTAAATACAAAACATTACGCGACACCCAGCGAATTTTAAATACTAAATATGAAACGCTTTATATTGTGCTTGCTGGTGACACTAGCTGCACAGCAACCCGCCGCTTATTGTCAATGCACAGACTCCTCGACTCTTGCGGCAAGTAATTACTATTTATTAAAAGGCGCTGAGGCTCGCGAGCAGTTAGCGCTGTGCCGTGAATACCGCAAAATTGACAGCGCGGTAATTGCAGAGCAGGACAAAATACAGTCTAAGTTATTGGACGAGTTGCAGGCCAGAGACAAAAAGGTAACACACTTTAAAAACCTATGCACTATTTTAGCGGCGGTTACTATTGTCGCCCTGCTATTATGAAAACTAACAATGTTTATATAACCCGCTCTAAGTTTGTAGAAAGCAAAACGCTTTTAATTAGTGACTGCCACTGGGACAACCCACACTGCGACCGCGAGCTACTGGCTAAGCATATGCAAGAGGCAGTAGACGGAGGCCACGACATACTTATTAACGGAGACTTGTTTTGTTTAATGCAAGGTAAATATGACGGGCGCCGTAGCAAGTCCGACATAAGGCCAGAGCATAACGGCAGCCGCTACTTAGACTTGGTTATAGACACGGCAGTAGAATGGTTTAAACCTTACGCCAAAAACATTAAGGTTATAGGCTACGGCAACCACGAAACTAGTATACTTCGCCACTGTGAAACGGATGTTATAGAGCGCTTTGTAAGTGCTTTAAACGCTGTTACTGGTGCCACTATACAAGTGGGCGGCTATGGTGGCTGGGTAATATGGCAGTATTGCAGTAGCAGCGAGGTTAATATGAGCTATAAACTTAAATACTTTCACGGCTCAGGCGGTGGCGGTCCAGTTACAAAAGGTGTTATACAATTTAACCGCATGCAAACAATGGTAGAAGGCGCGGACGCTATTTGGATGGGGCATGTACACGAAAGCACAGAGTTAACCTATACAGTAGAGCGCTTGGACCGTCACAATTCTATAAAACTTAAGGACATTTTAATGATTAGGACACCGTCTTACAAAGAGGAATATAACGACGGGCAGGGCGGCTGGCATGTAGAGAGAGGGGCGCCACCAAAGCCACTAGGCGGGCGCTGGTTAATTCTTAAACCTTGCTACAATAGGCACAAAATAGGACAGCAATACTCGATGGAAGCCTACACCTATAAAACGAATTAAGCATGTACAATATAGCACAATTAAAGCGGACCATTACGGGGCTAGGTTACAAATGGTTTGAGGAGGGCGACTACAACCTAAATATAATCGGCGTGCGAAATTCTAGCACTGGCCTTAAAGTTACTAACGCCTTCGACGACGACATAATTTTAGCCTATAAGGTTAAAGACAACTGGGAAGTGTTAACCTATAAGTTTACTACTGACAACGGCGCAGGCACGGCACGCCTAAAAGCGGGGCAGTATAGAGGCGCTTACATGTTAGGCCTACACCAAGGCAAGTATAAAGCCCTGAGGCAATGCGGGCCAGTGGTAGTGTATAGAGACTTTAAAAACGACGGCGTCTACCAAGAGGAGAGAACCGAGCGGGGAGTGTTTGGCATTAACATACATAAGGCAGGCGTAGACTCTATAAGAGTGGACCGCTGGAGCGAAGGCTGTCAGGTGTTTAAACGCACCCAAGACTTTAACAAATTTATGGCAATATGTGAAACTGCTGCCGAAATATGGGGCAACTCTTTTACCTACACGCTAATTAATTCCAGCGACTTGACGCGGTAACTGGTATTATAATACGCAAAACATATAATTTAGTGTTTTATTACACATTATACCAAAAGGTATAATAGTGACGGCTTTTCTACGCATTAAGCAAGTCTAAAATAGGCAGCAGAATGCCTTTGCTGGTATTCTCGTCGCCTCCTCTTATGTCTTTGTCTGTTCCAATGTGCTTACGCGCTATAATTTTAAGGCGGGGCACGCTAATTAATATGTAGGTGCCCTTAACCTCAAAGCAATAATAGTCTGCTTGCGTAGTTGCAATGCCTGAGCGCTTGCCTCGGCTCTCGTATTCTACAAATACATTACCAGTTTTATGGGCTCGCTTGTCGCTTTTAACTTCTATGCGTTTGTCTTGCAGCACGGCAGCCAGTTCCTTTTCGGCCATTTGCCCCACAATTAAATCAAACGCAAAGTCGTTATTAAACTGCATTACTTTTTAATAGCCTCGTTAATTGCAGCAACCGCCTTAGGCTCTTCGTGCTGTATGTCTATAACCTCCTCGGTGCTGTGCATTCCCATGGTAATTTCGGGGGCGTAGAGACGGCCAAAGAAAGCCGCTGCTCTATAGCGCATCATTAGCTCTGGCATTGTTTTCCATTTGCTGCCCGCCTTGTCTAGCCAGCCCTCAGCCTTGGCCATGTCCATAGTTACTACTGGACCCTCTAGCGTTTCACCCGTGGCCTTTTCCTGACAAACCGCTTTAATGCCTTTGGCCAAGTCGCCAACAAAGCGCAGGGCTGTGAACTTGCCAGAGCCATTTATAGCCGCTATAATAAACGAACTGCCCCAACTAGGACGCCCATGTATTATATTAAGGTTCTGCATTACCATAAGCGGGCTAGCGCCTATTCGGTTTGCAATTTCCAGCGCTACCAATGTATTAGCTACATTGTTTTTGTACTGCTGTGGGACTAGGTCGCTAGCGCTTAACGCCTTTGCTTGTCTTTGGGCCTGCTCAAACTGTGAAAGCGGGGCCGCTGTTTGTGTTAGTTCTGTTTTATTTTCCATGATTAAATAGTGTTAATTCCTGCACGCCGTCACCATAGCCCTGCCACTCGTCAAACTTTAAGCAAGTGCTAAATTTTTCTATGTCCTCGCGGTACTGCTGACGGCCTCGCTGTATGTCCTCGGCTGTTAAATAGTAAACGGCCACTAGGTGCGGCTCGCTTTTTTCTACTGCTATAAAAAAGAAACCTTCGCAGAGTTGGTTATAGGCACGCTCGAAGCCGTCCATGTAAAATGCGGCCTGCACATGGTACCTATATTTGTGGCAACTTCTAGCAAAGCCTTTAGGGCTAGCGTCGTCTGTGGTTTTAAGGTCCATTATAATAGCGCTGGTAGTAAGGCGGTCAAAAATGCCACGGCAGGGGATGCCGCTAACCTCGTCGAGCCAGTTAACCATAATCTCACTGGTACCTTTTAAGCCAAGCAAATAGGCCGCAGCAGGGTGCTTATAAACGGCGCTATTCATTCGCTCTATGGCGTCGTCTTGCTCACGCGTTACAACTGTTAAGCCTTCGGCCTGCTCTTGGAATTGTGCCCAGCGTTCTTTTCCCTCTTTAGTTCTGCGGTCAATGTCTGGCGCTATGGTATAACGCTTGCCCCATTCGGCTGGCTCAAAAACTCGGCAGTGCAGTGCCTTGCCTAACACCAGTGCAGGGGTTTCTACTTGCTCATTAATGCCGTCTATATACTTGCGTTTATAGAGGCTTGGGGCCTTGTTAATTAGGTCCAGTCGTGACTTGCTTAAAATGTGTTCTGTTTTCATGTTTACAAAAATACAAACTATTTCGTAAATTTGCACAATGAATGACGAGAACCTAGTAGTAAAGTGGCGTAAGCGCTGTATAGAAAAAGGCATTAGCCTTAACCAAGTTTGCGAAGAGGTGGGCATAAGCAGAGGCCTGCTAACTAAGTGGGAAAAGCGCGAGCCTAAGACACTACAAATAATAAGGGCAA